CGCTGCGCCTCGACCTGTGCGGCATCGTAATCCTCGTCGGCCCGTGCCAGTTGCCACTTCAGCGCCTGCGGCAGTTCGGTCTCCTGCGCGCGGGTCAGTTCCAGCCCCTCGGCGCGGGGATCCGGCGCGGCGACCAGATCGTCGGGACCCAGTTCCGCAACAGCAGCCCGCCCGCGCATGACAAAGCGGATGACGCCGCCGCTCTCCACGGCATCGAAGCCGAAATGCCGCGCCAGCGTCGTGATCGAGGCACGCGGAGACTCGAGCGCGCCAATCACATAGCCCTCGACCGCGCCCCAGAGGCCGGAGACGTCGATGCGGTGCGCGGGCAACCCGGCGCGCAGGCAGAGGTGCCGTACGAGCGCGGCCAGCGAGACCGCTCCGAGTCGCCCGGTCAGCCAGTGGCCGAGCCGCCAGTTGGGGCCGTCCGTCCAGACGCCGGTCAGCGCGGGGAAGAACGGATAGGGCCGCGCGTCCCAGGTCCAGGCGGCGCATTCGGGGACGTGCACCATCCGGCCGCCGTAGACCGAGGACAGCGGGTTGTTCGCGGCCTCGCCCCACCAGAGATAGGTCGCCTCGAGATAGGCACGCTGGATCGCGTCGTCGCGCCAGCCGCGCGAGAAGTAGGGGGTGAAGCTCTCCGAGGACTTCGGGTCGAAGAACACGTTCGGCTGGTTGGTGCCCCGGTCGATGGCGGGGCAGCCGAGTTCGGTGAACCAGACGGGCTTCGATTGCGGCACCCACGCGGTCGGCGTACCGCTCTCGACCCCGCCCGGTCGGTTGAAGTGGGGCTCGGACCACCAGGCGCGCAGATCCTTGTAGCGGAAGACCCACGGCTTGCCCGCAGCGCCGTCGCTGATCGGTGTCCGGAGCTGTGCAGAGCGATCGGTCTCCGAGGCATAGAACCATTCGAAGCCCTCACCACCCGCGATGTTGGACTGTAGGTAGGCGCGGTCGTGGATCGCGGGCCAACCCTGTAATGCATCGGCATGCTCAAACCCGTCGCGCCAGTCCGAGAGCGGCATGTAGTTGTCGATGGCGATGAAGTTGGTGTTGGCATCTGCCCAGAGCGGATCGAGGTGGAAGAACACATCGCCGCTGCCGTCGCCCGGCTGGTGCCCGAAGTATTCCGACCAGTCCGCCGCGTAGCTGATCTTCGTGCCGGGCCCGAGGATCTGCCGCGCGGCGGAAGCGAGCTCGCGGAAGGCCTGTACGGCGGGATAGCTGCTGGCACCCGAGCGGATGGTTGTCAGCCCGCGCATCTCGGAGCCGATCAGGAAGGCATCGACGCCGCCTGCCGCCGCGCAGAGATGGGCGTAATGGAGGATCATCCGCCGCAGGCCCCATTCGCCGGCGGGGCCGGTCCAGCTTACGGTCTCGCCAGACACGGCAAAGTTCGCAGGCGTCGCGCTGCCGAAGAAGCTCGCGACCTGCGTGGCGGCTGTGGTGGACTTGTCGACGCTGCCTCCGAACCCCGCGGCCGGAGAGCAGGTGATCCGGCCCCGCCAGGGAAACACGGGCTGGCCTGCCTCGGCGGCGTTGTCACTGTAGGGGTTGGGCAGGCTGTTCCCGGGCGGCACATCCATCAGGATGAACGGATAGAAGGTGACGCGCAGGCCGCGCGCCTTCATCTCCTGGATCGCCTGCACGACGGCAAAGTCGGAGGGCGTGCCGCCATAGACGGGCCGGTCCTCCGCGTCGCGGCTTACCAGATGCGCGGCGGCGCGGCCCACGCCGTTCACCGACCAGACGCGGGGGCTGGTCGCCTTCGCAGCGACCTCGACGCCGGGCCTGATCTGGCAGTTGCCTGCGCGCAGGTCGGTGCCGAACCAGGCGACCACGAGGCTGACGCTCTCGACGGCAGGTGCCATGGCCTGCAGCCGGTCGAGCGCCACGACGATATCGGTGGTGTCCGGCAGCGCGTTCAGGTTCTCGGCAGTGGTCGTCCCGCCGCTCGTGCCGCCGAAGGCGCCGCCCGTGGTCTTGCGGATCGCCTGTGTCGCATAGGTGAACTCGCCCGAAGCCGGGATCATGGTGACTGCGCGGGTCAGCCCCTCGGCCGTGTCGGAATCGGCCAGCGGGCGGAAGACCTCGAAGCTCAGCTGTGGGATCCGGTTCCCGAAATCCGAAAGCGGCAGTTCCTCGAAGACCACATAGGCCGTGTCGCGATAGGCCGGCGTGTTGGCCGCGCCCATCTTCGCCGCGATGAACGGGTCCGGCGCCTGCGTCTCGTTGCCCGGATACCAGCGCATCGTGATGCCGCTCATGTCGAGCGGCTTGCCGTCGGCCCAGATGCGCCCGATCCCCGTGATCGGGCCTTCGCACAGCGCCACGGCGAAGGACGCATAGTAGAGATACTCCGTCGTCCGGACCTTGCCGCCCCCGCCGCCCTTGCCGCCACCGCGCTGGGTGGTGGTCCGGGTCTCCTCGCGGAAGTTGGTAGCCCAGACGATGTTTCCGCCGATGCGCATGCGCCCGTAGAGGCGCGGGATCACGGCGCCCTCGGTCGAGGAGGTGATGCGCAGGCTTTCGAGCCGCGCGCCCTCGATGCGCTGGGTAGGGGCGAGGGACGAGATGATCCAGCTGTCGATGACCGAGCCCACGGTCGAGCCGATCAGCCCGCCGATGGCGGCACCGGACAGCCCAAGGATCGCGCCGCCGAAGCCCATGCCGATGCTGGAGCCGACGACGCCGAGTACGAGGGTGGCCATGGCTGCGATCAGTCTCCGGTGGGGAACAGGAAGGCGAAGGCGATGCGCCGCCGCCAGGACGGGGTGAGCGCCTGCTCGATCACGCCGAGCCGCTCATAGGCGTGGAGGAAGGTGTCGGGCCCGGTGAGGATCCCGACATGCTTGGCGATCGCGCGTGGCATCATTCGGAAGAGGACCAGCGCGCCGGGCGGGGCCTCGGCGGGCGGCACCTCAATCATCATGGCGCGCGCGCCTTCGGCCAGGACTTCCCTTGGCCCGGTCTCGCCCCAGTCGCGGCTGTAGGGCGGGATGCGGAACGGTTCGGGGCCGACCACCTCGCGCCAGACCCCGCGGGCGAGGCCGAGGCAGTCGCAGCCCACGCCCTTGAGGCTCGCCTGGTCGTGGTAGGGCGTGCCGAGCCAGCCGCGGGCGGCGGCGACAACCCGCTCAGGATCGGCGGCGGAGCGCGGCGCTGTCACAGCACCGCCCCGTCATGCCCGCCGTCGCGCGAGGCGTAGCGCAGGATCGTGTCCTGCCCCGGAATATGCGGGAAGCCCCGGAAATTCGCGACATTCCCGAACTTCGCGCTGCAGGTGGCGACGCGCTTGTCGCAGCCCGCCCGCGCGATGAAGCTGTCGCCCTCACTGACCGGGCGCACCGGAGCTTCGAGCAGCGTCAGGATCGCTAGGCCGTCGACCAGATCATGCGCCAGCACCTCCGCCAGCCGCCCGGCATTGGCGCCGGAGGTCCATTCGACCGTGCCATGGGTGAACCAGCCGGCCGCGAAGCTGCCGAGCCCCGAGGCCGTGAACGCCCTGTCGCGCAGCTGGTCGTTGACCGCCCCCGTGCCCCGGAACGCCGCCGCCTCGAGGTTCACGCCGCAGCGGCCGTCGCCCAGCGCAGCGTCGCAGCCCCCCTGGAACGTCCGCCCGACCGTCTGGCCCAGCACATGGGCGAGGCTGCGCACCTCGGCCACGAAGGCCACGCGCCCGCGCCGGACCTGGCCGATGGCGCCCCGGCGCAGCAGCACGCGCTGGCCGGGATCGGCCCAGCTCACCCGCCAGAGTTCGACCTCGGCATTGTCCCAGCGGCCGTCGAGGATGTCGGTCTCGGTGATCCGGTCGGAGGAGAGCACGCCCTCGGCGTCCTGCGCGTCGACCGATAGGTCCGATCCGGCCCGAACCTCGGAGGCCGTGAACCCGCTCTCGGGCTCGAACTCGGTCCCCTCGAAGGTCAGCGTGCGGTCGTGATCGGTGAAGCCGAAGGCCACGCCATCGGACCGCGTGATGCGCCAGCACCAGGCCAGCGTCGTCGTGCCCTCAATGAGATGCGCCTGCAGGGTGGGGGCGAGCTGCTTCATCTGCGGATCTCCAGAAGCGGGATGGAGGCGATGGACCCGAGGCGCTCGAGGTCGAGCGTCACGTCGAGCGTGTCGGTGTCGAAGCGGACGGGGGTGTCGAACTCGAAGCCCGCGGCGACGGCGACGCCCGCGCCGGGGGCTGAGCCGAAGGTGATGACGCCGGTGGTGGTATCGACCGACCAGCCCGAGAGCTGTTCGGTCCCGCTCAGCGCGACGCGGACCGTGCCCGCGACGGGCTTGGTGATGGCGCGCGTCCAGGACTGCCCGCCCGAGGCATAGCGCTTTGCCAACTGGAAGGCGGTCCTCACCCCGTCGCCAGTTCCGAGCGGCTGGTCCAGCGGCGAGGGCGTGCCCGAGGGGAGGCAGGATTTGTGGTCGCCCCAGTCCTTGAAGCGGAAACCGTGCAGCCGCCCGTTGCGGGCCTCGAAGAAGGCGACGACTGCGGCCAGATCGTCGGCGCGGCGAATGCCGTAGGCGACATCGTAGCGGCGGCGACTGTTGGCCCAGCTGGCGTTGCGCTCCTCGTCGCCGCTCGCCAGTTCCACCACCTGCGTGCGCCGCTCCGGCCCGCCGCGCGCGCCACGGCTGATCGCGTCTGGAAACCGGACCTCGTGAAACGCCATGCTCGGGATCCTCAGAGACCGCGGCGGCCCATCGACACCGCGCGGGCGATGTCGGCGGCGACCTGCGTGCGCGATTGCCGGAAGCTGTCCGCGTCGCGGGTCATGATGGTGACATTGACGGAGGGTGCGACGCCGCGCCCGCCATATCCGGCGGCCTCCCGGCGGGAGAGCACACGCTCGCCGCGCTGCAGGATGGCGGGCACCTCGTCGGGCTTCAGCCCGACCCAACCGCCCGAATGCATCCGCGGCGCGCCCGCGAAAGCGAGCGCCGGGACCATCCGACCGGGACCGGCCACGCCCACCGTTCCGCCCGCGTGCAGGACCGAGGCGAACATGCCCCCGGCGCCGCCGAGCACGCCCGAGAGCAGCCCCGCCAGCGGGCCGAGGATGAAGCGCCGCGCGGCGAGCCGGGCCAGATCGGCGATCATCGAGGTCACCAGATCGCGGAAGTCGAGCTTGCCCTTGCGCACGAAGTCCGCGACGGCATTTTCGGCCCGCCCGAAGGCCCCGACCAGCGCCTGGCCAATATCGGCGCCGATCTCGCGGGCCCTTGCGGCATAGTCGGCCAGCGCGGCGGTGACCGCCTGCCAGCCGGTTACGGCTTCCTCGGCGCCGGTCGCGGTGTCCGTTCCCGCCTGTCGCCCGGCGGCACCCGCGCGACCGGCAGAGGTCTCCGCCTCGTCCAGCGCCTCGGAGACGCGCCGGGCCCCGGCGGCGGAGGCATCAAGCGCGCCTTCGGTTTCTTCGCCCGACCCGCGCACCGCCTCGACCGGCGCGGTGACCGCCTCGCGGACCCCGTCGAACGCCCCCGCGCGCGTGTCCGCTGCGCGCTGGCGGAACCGCTCGGCCATGGTGCCCGCGTTGCTCGCGGCATGGTCGAGCATCGAGGCCCAGGACTGCGCCCCGAACCAGTCGATCTGGAAATCCGCGCCAATCCGGTCGGCCACGGCGTTGAAGGTCGGGCCGATCGTCCCGAGGAAATCTGCCCATTTGCCCGCAAGGAAGGCCATCAGGCGAGTCCAGATGCTCTCGATGTCGGCGCGCAGCGCCCGGAAATCGTCGACCAGCGAGCCCATGGTCGTCTTGATGCCGTCCCAGACCGCCCGGGCGACGTTGCCCATCAGCTCCAGCGCGTTGCCGAAGCCACCGGCACCCGTGACGAGGCGGGAGAACTGATAGACCAGCTCGCCTGCACCTACGATCAGCGCCCCGATACCGGTGCGGATCAGCGCGCCGCGCAGAACGACGAGCGCCGTGGCGAGGCCCCGCACCGACAGCGCCGCAGCCGCGAGCCCCGCGACCCAGCGCCCGGCCATGAGGGCAGCAAAGGTGCCCGCGATGCTGACGAGGCGCCCGAGATTGTCGAACAGGGCCCGGATCGCGATACCGAGCGGCCCGGTCGTGCGCGCCACCGCCGCCATGGCATTGGCGACAGCCTCCAGCGCGGGAGCCGCCGCGACCGCCAATTGGTTCGAGAGCCCCCGCCAGATCAAGCCCAGACGCGAGATGGCATCGTTGGTGCGTTCGATCTGGCGGGCATCCTGGTCCGAGACCACCACACCGAAATCCCGCACATCCTGTGTCGCCTGCCGCAGCGTGGCGGTGTCGATCCGCGTGAAGACCAGCGCCGCCCGGTCGCCGAAGAGCTGTGAGGCCACGGCCGCGCGTTCCGCTTCTGGCACGAGGTCCGCCAGCCGATCCTGGATCAGCGCGATGCGCTGGTCGAGCGGCAGGGCC